AGACGCGCACCTGGACCGAGCAGGATCTCGATCGCATCGTCGCGCAGTTCCAGCCGGCCGAGCATGAGCCGCCGGTCGTCGTGGGCCATCCCGCCACCGACGCCCCCGCCTTCGGCTGGGTCGCGGAGGTGAAACGCGAGGGAGCCCTGCTCTATGCGCGCCTCAAGGATCTCGTGCCGGAATTTGTCGACCTGTTGAAAGCCGGGCGATTCAAGAAACGGTCGATCGCGCTCTACCCGGATCTCACCTTGCGCCACGTGGGATTTCTGGGCGCGATGCCGCCCGCCGTGAAGGGGCTGCCCGATGCACAGTTTGCCGCAGGGACGTTCAGTGAAGTGAGCCTACAACCAGAGGAGGAGATGATGGACGAGAAGATGAAAGCGTTTTGGCAACAGTTCCGCGAGCTGCTGCTCGGCGGGAACGCACCGATTGTGATTCAGCAATCCGCCGCGACGGACAAACCGGCGGACAAGTCGGCGGAGTTCGTCGAGCGCGAAAAGGCGCTGGTGGACCGTGAAGTCGCGATCAAAGCGCGGGAAGAGGCCACGACCAAGGCGACCGCGCAGACGGCTCGCCAGCTGAAGGCGGCCGAGATTCATGCCTTCTGTGAAGGCCTGAAACACGCAGGCAAGCTCCTGCCCGCCTGGCAGGAGATGGGCCTGGAGAAGTTTCTCCTCGAATTGCCGAGTGAAGCCACGCAGACCTTCGCCGAGGGCAAGGCGGCGCAAACGGCGCAGGCCTTCATGCAGTCGTTCCTTACGGCCTTGCCGAAGGTCGTCGAGTTTGCCGAGAAGGCGAAGGCCGGCGACAAGGATCCGAAGACCGGCGGCGCGACCGACAAGAAGGCCTGGGCCGCGCAGGAGTACGCCCGGAATACGGAGACGTACCAGCAGCTCAACGTGAGCCAGGAGATGCTCGAAGCGGTCGCGCCAACGAAATAACGGGGTCGAGGATGTTTGTGTCGTTTGTCTGGTTTATTTCGTTGATCCGGAACACCAGACGAACCAGATCCACTAGATGAACCGGGCGACAACCAGAGAGACGAAAGGAGTCAGACATGGCAGCAGCATCCAGCGAACGCAACACCGATCGGAAAGATCCGGGGTATAAGGCCTATCCGGTCTTGGCCTCGACCAGAATTTACAAGGGCACGTTGGTCGCCATCGACAACGCCGGCTATGCGACGCCGGCCACCAACGCCGCGAGCCAGCGCGTCGTCGGGGTAGCCGACGCCGGCGCGAACAACAGTGCCGGCGCGTCCGGGGCTATCAACGTGGTGGTGAGGGAAGGGGTCTACAAATTCGCCGCCTCGTCCATCACGCAGGCGATGGTCGGACAGATGATGTATGTCGTCGACGATCAAACCTTCGACGATGCCATCGGCACGGCCGGCATCAAGGCCGGCCGACTCGTCGAGTTCGTGAGCACGACCGAGGGCTGGATCCATGTGAAGGAGCAGAGCATCGGCGCCGTGACGGCCAATGCCGACGCCACCTATGGGCAGCCGGAAGCGGACCTGATCAACGAGCTCAAGGCCGCACTCAATTCCTACGTCGCCTAACGACGGCGCGACGGCGGACGCAACAACGATGACGGTTCATTTTGACAAGGAGGCTGACATGGAATGGGTGAATGGAATCAGGCGGCATCTGCGAGCCGTCGTGGCTGTCATGGCCCTGGTCGTCGCAGTGATCGGGTTCGGCGGGCCTGCCGGTGCGGTCGGCCTGCAGGTAGGCGGCGGAGACACCATGGTGCTGATGGCGGCGCCGCACGAGGGGACGGCCTCCAATACGGACCTGTTCTGGCTGACGCTCTCGCTCCTTGCGATCGGCGGCGTCGTCACGAGCGATTTCCTGACGGGCGTCTTCACCGGATTGAAAGCCCTGTTCACGACCGGCTTCGCGGCCATCCGGCCGCAATGGACCCGCGTGGCAATGGAAGCCCCCTCGACGACGGACGGCGAAACCTATAACTGGCTTGGCGCCGTGCCGGCGATGAAGGAATGGATCGATACGAAGATCGCCGCGGGCCTGAACGCGTTCAATTACACCATCCGCAATAAGGACTGGGAATCCACGATCGAAGTCGATCGCAACACCTTCGAGGACGACAAGCTCGGGATGGTCACGCCGCGCATTAACGAACTGTCGGCGGAGGCCGCGCGCCATCCAGACGAATTGGTCTCCACGCTGCTCACCGCGAACGGCCTCTGCTACGACGGGCAGAACTTCTTCGACACCGACCATGCGGAGGGCGCCTCCGGCACGCAGGCCAATACGGCCGCCGGAACCGGCACCGCCACCGCCCAGGTCACGGCCGATTTTCGTGCGGCGCGCGCGGCCTTGATCAGCGTCAAGGACGATCGCGGCAAGCCCATGATCAAGAACCTCGGGCAGGATGCGATGGGCGCACCGAACGGCATCTGGCTCGTCATGTGTCCGCCGGCCATGATGGGCGTGTTCGAGGAGCTGATGAACGCCACATTCATCGGCCAAACCGAGAACGTGCTGAAGGGCGGCTTCTCGCTCTGGGTGAATCCCTATCTCACCGATGTCAACGACTGGTACCTGTTCTATGTCGGGTCGCCCGTCCGGCCGCTGATCCTGCAGATGCGGAAGCGTCCGGTCTTCGTGAGCTTGCAGGATCCGAACAGCTCGGAATCGGTCTTCTTCCGGAAGAAATTCTACTTCGGCGTCGAGGCTCGCTACAACGCGGGCTATGGGCTCTGGCAGTTCGCCTATCGGACCACGAACACCTAAGCGTGACACGTCAGGCGTGAACGGCAATCTGACCGGCGCGGGGATCGGCCCCGCGCCGACATTCGAAGGAGGGCGACGGACATGAACTATTACGTGCGAGTGAAGCAGGGCCATCCCGCCGGCGTGCGCCGGCGCTCGGGCCTGACATTCACGCAGGACGAATCGATGGTCTCGGAATCAGAGATGACCGACGAGATCCGCACGGATGCCTGGTTGCAGGTCCGCGTCGTCGGCGAACCGCTGACACCGAGTGGTGCTATGCCGAATGCCGGCGAGCCGCCATTGTCGACGGAGGAGCGGGAGCGGTTGACGACGTTTGCGGCCAATCTTCACGCATCCGCCATTGCCGAATCCGACGCCGCCAGTGCGGCCGCCGCCGGCAGCGAGGAGAAGGCCGAGGGCGCGGGCGAGAAAACAGAGGCGGACGCCGAAGGCGGAGGCGACAAGACGTCGACACGCCGTGGGCGAGGAAAGTAACGGCTCATCTTTTACGTGTGACGGAACTGGACCATGGCCTACTCGACGCAGAGCGATCTCGAAAAACAATTGCCGAACGAGCTGCTCGTGCAGCTCACCGACGACGATGGCGACGGCGTGATCGACAGCGGCATCGTCCCGGAGGCGATCCAGAAGGCCGACGACGAAATCAATGCCTATGCCGCGACGCGCTACACCGTGCCCTTTGTGCCGGTGCCGACGCTGATCAAGGCGCTGTCGGTCGATCTGTCGATCTGGAATCTCTACGCGCGCCGGGGCCGCGAGAACGAGACGGTCACAAAACGCTATGAGCGGGCGGTGCAACTGCTGCGCGATCTCGCCGCGGGCCGCGCCTCCCTCGGAGAAACGCCGGGCCCGGCCCAGAGCGAAACCGGGTTGCCGGAGTCCACGACGACCGTGAGTGATGAACGGATCTTCACGAAAGACACGATGGGGAGCTACTGAGCATGGTCGCGATCCAGATCACAACCGACACGACCGGCGCCACGCTGATGCTCGGCAAGCTGGGCACCGCCGTGAAGAATTGGAACGTGCCGCTGCGGGCCTTCGGGCGCATCCTCGTGCGGTCCATCACCGAGAACTTCGAAGCGGAGGGCCGTCCGAAGCCCTGGAAGCCGTTGGCGATGGCGACGCTGTTCAGCCGGCTGGGCGTCGGCCGGCTCGTGGGAAAAAGGGGCAAGGCATTGAAGCGCGCACAGCAGCGGCTGGCCAACGTAATGATCCTGCAAGACTCCGGCGTGCTCAAGAATTCGCAGCGCGCCGAGGTGTCGAACAACACCCTGCGCGTCGGGCCGACCGGTCCGGCGGCGATCTATGGCCGCATTCACCAGTTCGGCGGCAAGACCGGGCGCGGCAAGAAGATCACGATCCCGGCGCGGCCGTTCCTGGTGGTGCAGGACGAGGACCTCACCGAATTGAAGGATTTGGTGAGCGACCATATCGAGAAACAAATCAAGGGCTGAGGCGGATGGCGAATCTCACACTCATCACGATCGAAGACGCGCTGCTCACGACGCTGCGCGAGAGCCCGACACTCGGCTTGCTCAAGCATGGCGGCTACTGCCGCACGATCGAGAGCTATGGCGGGCAGTTCGAGCTGGCGCTCGATGAGATCATCGTCCTCTATCCCTGCATCTTCGTCGCGCTGGCGGAGGAAACGATCAGTCCCTTGACGCAGAGTGGCGATGCGGATGTCTCGCCCTCCACCTGGATCGTGCTCGTGGCCGATCGCAACCTGCGCGGCAATGCGGCGGCGCGGCGGGGCGACGTCCGGAACCCCGGCGCCTATCAGATGATGGACGACGCGCGCGATCTCCTGCAGGGCCATGCGCTCGGGCTCACCGGCGTCGACCCGCTGCAGTTGGCGAAGCGCACGGCGCTCTTGCAGCAGCGCGACCTCGCGGTCTACGCGCTGGAATTCACGACCCAATACTTTCTCGACTAACAGGAGGACGCATCATGGCTAAATATCGTTCGTCCGGCACCCTCTTCAAACGCGGGGACGGCGGCTCGCCGCAAACGTTCACGGAAATTACGCAGGCGATGGACATCGACGGGCCGGGAACCGAAACCGATTTTGAAGAAACCACGACGCACACCGACGCGGCCGCCAGTAATTTCAAGGCCTGGTCTCCCCTGATGCGGGACGGCGGCGAAATCAAAACGGAGGTCTTGTGGGACCCGAACAATGTGGCCCATCAGGGCCTCGACTCGGATCAGGCCACCAGCCGCCTGGGGGATTACCAGGTGGTGTTCCCGACCAGCCCGGTCAAGACGGCGAACTTTTCCGGCTATGTCAAAGATTTCTCGTTCAAGTCGCCGGTGAAAGGCATGTTGAAGCGGAATCTGTCCGTCAAGATCACCGGGCCGGTGACGTTTACCTAATCCAGGGGCAGCACGTGTGATGGGCCACGCACGGCGCATCACGAGCGATACACGACGATCACCGATACGAGGAGGACATCATGGCACGAACCGCACTCACCGCATTTACGCCGAAAGGGCCCTATCCCGGCACGATCGCGCCGGGCGATCTCAGCTTGACCGCGCTCAACGATGTCGACAATACGAACGGCAATTCGTTCGTCGGGAACGGACGGGATCTGCTCCTGATCCATAACCCGACCGCCGGCGCCGTGACCGTCACGCTCACGAGCAAGGAAGATCCGCAGCTCCGGAAAGCGGACATCACGGCCTACAGTATTCCGATCGCCGGATTTTTCTTTTTCTGGTTCGGGAATTTGATCGGCTGGGCACAGGACGCAGCCGGCACGATTTATCTGGATGTCTCCGCGACCGGGCTCAAAGCGAAGGTGGTCCGAATCCCGGTGTAGTCGTTAGAAGGATGGTCTGTCTGGTGGCCGGACAGACCGAATAGACCATTGAAAGGAGCCGAGGACATGCGGGCAGTGAAACTGATTCCCATTCAACTCGATAAGCCGCGCCATCTGCTGCTCAACATGTGCGCGATCTATAA